CATCTCATATAAACATAACATTAACGTGGAGACATTAATCGGTGATTTTAATGATTTTGTGAAAGAAGAATCCGATAAATTAAAGAAAAGTGGTATTGAAGATGATTACAAGAACTTCTTAGATAAGCAGGAAGATAAACTAAATGAACAATTCAACCGCGAGCACGCATTCCAAACATCAGTACGTGGACTTAAGATCCGTGGTGTATTTGGAAATCAAGAAGAGGCTGAAGAAAAGTGTAAGAAACTCCGTGAAAGTGACCCTAATCATGATATTTACGTAGGTCCCGTTGGTGTATGGATTCCTTGGGACCCAGATGCATACAAAACTGGACGTGTCGAGCATATGGAAGAGGAACTAAATGAGCTACACTCAGAGAAAATGAAAAATGAAGAGCTTGCGAAAAAGGAATTTGAAGAGCGTGTTCGTGAAACAAAAAAGAAAGCTATTATGGAAAATATAGAAAAAGCTAAGGCAAGTGGTAATGTTCTTACACAATCAATCGATGAAGAGGGTAATCTAAATGGTGTTCCCGAAAACGTTGATTTTGAATCACGTGAGGTAAATACAGCTGAATCTGCTAAGTTAACAGACGAACTTGATATTACAGATGACAGTAAAAAGGAAGATTAAGTCATCGACAATATTACATTGACTATTGAATAAACTATTATTGATAATTTATTCAATCGCTATATTTGATACTATGCCATCAATATCAAATTTCTGTATATAATTCAACTCATTCACATTATGACATGTATATGTAAACACTGTCTTATGTAAGTGATGTAAATAACTAAGTGTTTCATTATTCAGTTGTTCTACTGATATACACACGAAATCTACTATATATGTTAGCATATTCCATTCGTGTTCTGAATAATTACTGTTTGTAATGTATCCTAATCTTACTGGAATATTGCTCTTTTTAATTGTATGTAACATATTCCTGTTGAAACTGGCTATCAATACATTTGGTAAATAAACATCATTTGGATTTTTATGTATAAACTCTATTAACTTTTCTGCAATTTTAACTGAGCCTTTTAGGTCTAAATATATTTCAATGTGGGAGGTATCCACTAATTTCAAAAAAGTTTTCAATGATATTATACTTAATTCTTCTAATTCTGTTAAAGTCATATCTATTATTTCTTTATCGTGAATCATAGTATCGTGAAATATGACGATTTCGTCACCTTTACATAATTGTATATCCAGTTCTATCATATCAAACCCTTCTTCTATAGCACCTATAAACGCATCTATTGAATTGTCTTTATATTTGGCTGAATATCCACGATGAGCGATTTTTAACATAATAAGGTTATATATTATATGGAAAAGATATAAATATTTTTTTGTCTATTACATAGATAACATGAAAACATTTACCTATATAGCACACAAACTGTTTATACGTGATGTAAAATACGAACACGATATTAATGTCGATACGTCCAAAATGATTGGTACTCACTTGGACGATTCAATTCGTCGTATTTCATATATGGAACATATTTTTGGTAATCAACTGAATTTACATGCTGATTTTATGAAATGTATATTTGTATTATCAAATGAATCGAAATTTAAAGGACTTGATAAAAATATAGGTGACAATTTTTTAGTTTCATCAGAAAATCAAAACTTATTTTTAGTTTTTTTTAGTGAGATTCAAAAAGTATACTGGGGGTTTGCGAATTTTGCGAAACGGATTAAACAACGGTACTCGAAAAATAAAGTAGACCATGATTTATTCTTGGCACCCATCTCAATAACCCAACGAAATGTAATCCAGTTATATGAGAATGATATTACATATCTATTTACATTGCAAGACCTTTCGCATATTATAATCGCAGCTGTTTGTAATTCCCCTATGTTTCATTCAGAACCACTCAGTCCAAAGAATCCATATAGTGGTGTTGTATTTTCAAAGAGCAACTTGTATAATATTTATTTTTATATGAAAGAACGATTCTCAATTGTTCCTGAAGTAGTGCATAATTTTTTTATATCTGACTTTGACATTGATGTATTTGGAGAAAATCATAAACTCATTATTCGATATACATATATCAACCAATTTGTTGATAATGAAGATTCAGATGAGATTGTGGAGATCATTTATGATATGATTGGTGAATTTTTTATAGACTTGGATATTCACGAAGATTTTCCAAACGATATTTTAATTAACACATTTAAATCGGCGGTAACTAATTATATTCATTATAAATACAATTTTGATCTTAGTAAACGAATAACGAATTATAGACTTATGTCAACAAAAATGAATGATATTATTCAAAAATGTCCTGGCATTGGCAGAAAAATCTTTGTGTTTAAAGATAGAAAAAGATATACGGCGTTTATTACTCTCAATGGTAGGACCGAACCGGTTCCATATGTAAAACCTTCTACAAAATATGATACTATGGATAACGACATAGTAGAGGGCGAGCAAAATGCTGACATTAGTAACAATACATCACTTGTATTCAATGAAGAGTTTTCTATCCGATTAAACGAACTTATTCGTGAAACCGACATACCAACAGATGACCTATATGAAACCGACTATTTCGATTCAGATGATGAGATAGAAGTTGATGAAAGTCTATATGACCCGTAACCACTTTGTATACTATATTTACGCATTTACATAAATATATTATTTTACCACTTACTCTTTTTTACATTTATAGCGGGTCCTTTGTTCTTTTTGGCTTTACTTGGGTCATATGCTTCATCTTCATCATCAGACCCTAATTTCTTTGACATTTCCCAAAATTCATTCGCACCTAATCGAAATGGAGGGTGGTTTTCGGCTTTATACCAGAAGATTTGGTCGTTTAATTTGTTGGACTTGGCGTTGTTATTAATAACCAAACATTCATAATTTTCAGTTGTTTGGTCCATTACACTACAAAATGATTCTAATGTGGGAAACATACTCGCATAATTTTCCCAAATTCTCTTACGATTTGTTAAATATGGTTCTCGTAATATAAATACATAATCAATATTTGTTCTTAAGTTCGGAGGAATACCTAAAGGATATTGCATAGTAATTATTAACATAATCTTCCAATGACGACCATTCATAAATAATAATCTCATCATTTTATCACGCGTCCATGATTGGTCGTACAAACAATCATCTAAAATTGTAAAACATCTCGGATCTATCTTTGATTTTTTATGCTGTTCTACTTCCTTATTTACTTGTTTTAACACTGTCTTTTGACGTCTTAATATATTTTCAATTAAAACGGTGTTATATTCTTCATGAATGAATAACTTAGGAACGTGGGCCGCATAAAAACCATTACCAGCTTCGGTTCCAGACATTACTGTACCTACTGGAATGTCCTGATGATAAAATAATAAATCCCTTACTAAAAACGATTTTCCTGTATCACGTCTTCCTATCATAACAATTACTGGACCTTTATTTTCATCTGGTTTGAATGTGATTTCACGCATATTAAATTTTTTTAATTCCAAACTCATTTCCTTTACAATACTTTAATATTATATTATTCTAAAGTAATTCAAACGAGATTGTGATTACCTTTGTAATTTACATGATGAATTGGTTTGTATTTAAGCATAAAAATGTATTAAATACTTATAGTAATTCTTGTATATGAATATAAAAACTGTGATTGATAATAAATTTTCAATTGGTTACTACAAAAGTAACCAGATTAATATAGTTTCTTTAGAGAAAAACTATACTCCTTCTACTAATGATATAGAATTTGGGTATAATCCATTTTCTATTGATAAATTACAACAGTATAACCCTATTTATGATGAATTATTTACTCTTTCTAAGAAAAATTATAATACGATTCAGTTAAATCATCATAAACATTTTGTAAATACACATTCAGTTGTTGATATGTCAGGTATAGAGCATCAAACAAATATGTTCTTTAAATATTCTCCATTATTAGATCCACTACGTTATATGGTAGGAAAATATGAAGACGATACTGAATTCTTACACAATTTGCCTGTATCTACATGTGTTTCTAATGACAATTCAAATAATGTACTTTCGAAAATTAGCTCACCCCATAATTGTTCTTACGTTGATACATTTTTCTATTATTTGAGTAGTATGACTCTACAAAATCATAATATAGTCAACTGTTTGGATTTCTATGGTTCGTTTCTTGGTATTCAAAAGAAATACAAGTATGATGTTTCTGATGATATGGATTATTTAACCGAGTCAACATTCTTTAATAATAAAAATAACCATCTCTTTACACTTCAAAATGTAAATATAGACCAATATCAAAGTGACGATTCCAGAAAACAACGACCCAAATTATATATCTCCAAAACAAATCATAATATTTCGTCTGTTTCAATCGCAGAGTCGTTAAGTGATATTGATGATATTACAAATGAGTCACTCGATGATTGTATCATATATGAGAACAAACTTATTGTAGATAGTACTAAAAATAAGGACTCCGAAGAAGAACAATCAAGTGATGATAATAGTTCTATCGCATATACAACAGATACAGATGAGAATGATGGGTCAGATACTGATTGGGAAACCAGTACTGATACATCGAATGATGATAGTACATGTACTACACAAGAAGACCAATTCGCATACATTCATAACTACCCCGTTCAAATGATATGTCTTGAAAAATGTGATGGTACTTTCGACGACCTTTTTACATCTGGAAATGCTACCTTGGATAATACAGCAAGTGCTCTATTTCAGGTTGTCATGACCCTTATTATATACCAAAAACTATTTTCATTTACACATAATGACCTTCATACTAATAATATTATGTATATGGAAACAGATATACCGTATTTATTTTATAAGTTTGAGAACATTACATACAAAGTACCTACCTATGGTAGAATATACAAAATAATTGACTTCGGAAGAAGCATATATCGCTTTAATGGGACTACTTATTGTTCTGATAGTTTCGGACCTGGTGGAGATGCTGACACACAATATAACTGTGAGCCATTTTTTAATAACAAAAAACCAAGACTGGAGCCAAATATGAGTTTTGACTTATGTCGACTTGGATGCTCTATTTATGATTTTATCATTCCAGAACATCTTGATTATAATGATTATGATGATTTACAGAAAACTATATACAGATGGTGTTTAGACGACAATGATAAAAATGTATTATATAAGAAAAATGGAGAAGAGAGATATCCTGATTTCAAATTATATAAAATGATTGCTCGCACAGTTCATAAACACACGCCACAAGAACAATTACAACATCCATTTTTTAATCAATTTGTTATTGATAATATTGAAAAAGGAGAACATGTAATGGATGTAAATCGACTACCGAAATATTTCTAATTTTGAAAAACATATATTTCCTATAATAAATTTATGTTTTGTGATTATAGTATAAACTGAATATGTATTGCATCAAACAAATGTCTCCATCAGTCCGTACATTATTTGGTCCAACATTTCCAACTATAATGCATAATAATACAAATAAAAAATCGGTTAGATTTTCCAAAGACAATGATGTGTTTCTCATACCACCAAGAACACATAAAATGAAACGATAATTATAGGTATTTTTGTGTGAATTCTAATGGTGTCA